GGAAATACTTTGACATTTTAGGTGAAATTATGTCAACGCATGAAGTATTAACTAAAATTCTAAAAGAACTAAGGGAGTTGAAAAAATTACTCAAGGAATTGAAGCAATAGCACCAATAGACCAAAAACAAAACGAGCGAATTGTTTGGTGTGAACGATTGTTATATCTTATTGTCCTTCTTCAGTTTCCGCAACTTGCTTCAATACTCTAAATGTTTCATCATTAATGATGTTTCGATTTCTTAACATTACTAGTAATCGAACAGAAGATATTGAACCAAAGTCAAAGTCGTGGTCGAGTTTTGCTCTTATTGCCCCTTGCACCCACTTTGAACGGGATTGTTGATAACCCAACTCACTATCAAGCCTCTGTATCAAACGATAGGGCATAGAAAGACTCATTGGGATGTTTTTTTCTTTCACTCTTCTTCTTCCCATTAGGCATCATCCTCTTCAAAAAGTTCGGCCCATTTAATTTTGAAACGCCTTTTCATTTGAGCCAAATTGTAAGCGACAACTTGCTGAGATAATCCCAATATATCCCCTATTTCTGCTTGAGAAAAACCATTTCCTCTTAACCTTGATATCCATCGCTCATGATCTCTTGTGCATTTCATAAATCCACCCCCTCAAGAATTACTATTACGCTAGGAAATGCGCAGGCTCTAGAAGTTTGATATTTTAAACGCCCGATAATAGGTAAAAAATGAGCATTTGCTTCATGCAATCTTCTAAACCATTTTGTTGAAGTATCATGTTTTAATAACAGAGCTACGGTTCGATTTTGAATTGAGGTTTCTATTGCTTTCTCAACCCACGGTAAAGGGTCGCTATATGGAGGGTTTACAAAAGTGCGGTTAGGCCACTGTATTTTAAGACCGTCATAAGTCCAATCGGGATTTAACGGGCATGGGTCAAACCATCCATCAAACATTTTTAGAATCCATTGATCTGTTTTGTAGTTATCATGCGAATTTTTTCGGGTTGGGTAATCTTTCTTGCTCATGATTTAATCCAAGGCGGGGTAATATATAATATATTTCATTATTAATTCTATTTAGAGTTAATATTTATGCAGATTCATGTGGCTTCGCCCCATTTTACCCGCATCTTAGCGCAGATGTTCAAGATTAGTGTTAGCACTTATATTTATTTACTTCTCCTTTCATGATAGGTTCATGGCGAGAGGAAAGAACGACCTAATTTTGAGAGACAGACTTCAATTTACATTAGATGCCAATGGCGATTTAGATGTTGTATATGGAAGAATTGATTTGAGTGACTATGTATCAGTGGTTAATAACCAAGGATTAGCAATAAAAGAAATGAGGATTCAAGTTAGAGATCCAAACGCCCAACCAAGAACTGGAACTTTTAACCCTGATTTAATTAGTAATCTAGGTGCTGCCGGTGGAGTTAATTTTGGTAGTATGACAATTTATGGAACTACAACCGCCTATGAATCTGCTTCTGATGTTGGTATCGGTTCGCCAAATACTTTTTTTCAAGGAGAATATGTCACATTTAGCGGTAAAGAAGCGGGGGCGACAGTTCCTAATTTTACTAATGTTGAATATATTCAATACGGAACTCCCGACCTTCATCCCGAGGGTTATGTAGTTGTAAGTGATGTTTTGGTAGGTATTGCTTCAGAACAAGCCCTAACTTACAAAGACGATACTTTAGAACTTGATGTTATGCTAATTGCGGAACCTGTTAAAGTTACAAAAGATGAACTTAAGGAAATGCTAGCCCAAGCGACCGACCTATGAGGTGGTCTAATTGGCTAGAGGTAAAACAGAAGCCGCCGCTTCTAAAGTAAAAACTGCCACGGCTTTAGCGTCATTAGGTGGAGCAATTGCAGGCCCTATTGGCGCTGGTGCTGGTGTTGTTACTGGTTTGATTATAGGAGATAGAGAGATAGTATTTCCAATTGATATGATTGCTATTCCGGCTTATCAAGCATACATGATTAATGGGGCTCCTTCATTTCAAATATTTATTAAAGAAGGTGAAGTGTTAAACCAAGTTCAATTAACTGATGCTCAAGAAGCCGAGGCTACCGTTGAAAGCATAGTGGGCCGTGATACAATGTCGCAACCTAAGAAAAGAAAGCGTTCTAAATGGAATGTTTACACATCTAAGAAAAAGAATCAAATCCGTTTCAAAAGTGGTAAAAATAAAGGCTTATTGAATTTAAAAGCAATGGGTAAAGCATACCGTAAAGCGCAAAAAGGGGGTAAAAAATAATGACAATTCATGAAATAAGAGAATCAATTGAATTAAACGAAATTACATTAAATGCTGATGGTTTTGGTATTGTTCAAAAGGTAATTAATTTGAAAGATAATAGGTCTCATAAGATGCTGCAATGCGACGCTTTTATTGATAATCCTTCGCCGTTATTTTCTGGTGATGGTTATATCATAGAATTATTGGTAAGCTCTCAACCAATTATATACACTGATATGGAAATTCAAAATTTTTCAAACAGATCACCGGCCGCTGCTAATGAGCATATATTGTTTAAAGAATACTTTTCTAACCTAGCCAGAATTGACAACAGGGTATTTCCTAATAGATTTATCAGTGCAAGACCTACATTTACATGGTATATGCCTAAATTATACATTACCGCATTGATTCACGGGGAGCGTGATATGATTATGAATAACTTAGCCTTAAGCGTTTATTGTGCTGTTGAATCTAAAAAAGCATCACTAGTAACATATGGCATGGGTGTAATTCGCGAAGACAATATTGCTCAAGTGGCTGCTATAATGTCAAATGGCCGCTTCATCGAGCCTTTTCGTAATGTTGGGCAATCTTTCCCTATGTGGAAATATGGCGGAGTTAGACCCGAATTAATGATTTCGGGCGCAAATTTAGCATCTTGGTTTAATAGAACTGATTCACAAGAAGCCGGACAAACAAATACAACAAGTAGATTGAGATTGATGGCAAAAGCAGCCAGACAAATGCAACCTAATTTAGATGCTTTTGGTTCCACTCTTCCTTTAGATGGTGCAATTCCTTCTTGGGTAAGAATGGAATTATTCAAGGGTGTGGAGTCCGGACCAATAAGAGATCAATGGCCGCCTACAAAATATGCCGATAATGGAAATACTTTGACATTTTAGGTGAAATTATGTCAACGCATGAAGTATTAACTAAAATTCTAAAAGAACTAAGGGAGTTGAAAAAATTACTCAAGGAATTGAAGCAATAGCACCAATAGACCA